TATTTCCCCAGCGACCTGATCGACAGCCGTTTAGGCGAGGTAGACACTTGGAGCGATTGGGATGGTGGCGTGATCGACTCGGTGAACGCCATCCTCGAACTCCGCAGCACCATCGACAATCCCAGCAGCAGTCCGACTTGGGGCGCATGGCAGCCGTTCGTCAATGGCACCTTCCGTGGCCGTGGCTTCCAGTTCCGCACCACCCTGACCAGCAACGACGTTGCCGAAAACATACTCGTGGATGAACTGGGCTACCTCGCCACCGTCCAACGCCGGACCGAGCAGAGCAACGCTGCACTGAGCGGCACCACCAATACCGCCGTGACGTTCCCCTACCCCTTCTTCACTGGTACGGCCAGCATCGGCGGCCTGAACGCCTATCTGCCCAGCGTGGGTGTCACGGCACAAAACCTGCAGGCCGGTGATTACTTCCAGATCTCCAACGTGACTGGCACCGGCTTTCAGATCAGCTTCTATAACTCCGGCGGCAGTGCCGTCACCCGTAACTTCACATGGAGTGCTACCGGATATGGACGGCAAGGCTAAACTCGGTCTATTAGTGGGCGCTTGATTCGTGGCTCAGCACGATTACGTCATAGCCAACGGCACTGGTGCGGCTGTTAGATCCGACATCAACGGCGCCCTCGGTGCGATCGTCACGAACAACAGCGGCGCGACCGAGCCAAGTACGACCTACGCTTTTCAGCTCTGGGCAGATACCACCACCGGCCTGCTCAAGATCCGCAATGCCGCGAACTCGGCATGGGTGGAACTGCTTGAGCTGGATGGTGAGTTTGGCAGCAAGACCTTCAACGGCAACATCACCCTGAATGCACAGGGCGATCTGCGTTTTGCTGACTCTGACAGCAGCAACTGGCTGGCTTTTCAAGCGCCAGCAACCGTTGCTAGCAATGTCACATGGACGCTGCCAAATGCCGACGGCAGCTCGAACCAGACGCTGGTAACCAATGGCAGCGGAACGCTGAGTTGGGCGTCGCCATTGCTCAGTTCCGGCGGCACCATTACCGGCGCCCTTGAGATCGGCTCGGCTGGGTCGCTGGTGTTTGAGGGCAGCACCGCCGATGGCAACGAAACCACGCTGGCGGTCACGGATCCCACGGCGGATCGCACGATCACGCTCCCGGATGCCACTGGCACGGTGCCGCTGCTCAGCTTGGCGCAAACCTTTAGTGCAGCACAACGCGGCACCATCTCAACGCTGACTTCAGCCAGCACGGTGACACCAGACTTTGCACTCGCCAATAACTTCAGCATCACGCTGGGTCATACGGTCACCTTGGCTAACCCGACGAACCTGACAGCCGGCCAAAGCGGAGTGATCTTCATCACGCAGGACGCCAGCACTGCCCGCACCATGAGCTTCGGTAGCTACTGGGACTTCAGCGGCGGCACCGCGCCCACCGTCACCAGCACGTTGTCTGCTGTTGATGCGCTGGTGTATGCGGTCCGCAGCACGACTAGCATCCACGCCCAGCTGATCACGAACCTGAGCTGACGCATGACCGTTCCCGGCAACATCGACGCGCTGCTGCTTGGTGGCGAGAAGGGCTACAAGATCGAACGCAGCCTGCGGTTCAACTCGGCGGATTCGGCGTACCTCAACAGGACTCCGGCGAGCACCACAAACCGCAGGACTTGGACCGTTTCGTGCTGGGTAAAAAGAACAAGATTTTCTACTGGGACTGAGCAAACAATTTTTGGTTCAAATAACGGCTCCACATTTACAGAATTAAATTACTTGGCTTCAAGTGATGTTCTGCGGTTAAACTTGGCAGCTGGCGTAGCAACGTATAAATTTGACACTTCCGGTGTTTTTCGTGATCCGTCGGCTTGGTATCACATCGTCGCCGCAGTAGATACCACGCAAGCTACGGCTGCGGACCGAATGAAGTTATACATAAATGGGGTTCAGCAGACAGGTTCCAATGATCCGCCGACACAAAATTACGATACGCAGTGGAATGTTAATCAGGGTGCGTTTATTGGATCAAGAACAGCATCAACGTGGTTTGGCAACTTTTACCTGACCGAGTTCTATAACATCGACGGCCAAGCCCTGACCCCCAGCAGCTTTGGCGAGACCGACACCATTACCGGCGTGTGGAAGCCGAAGAAGTATGCCGGCACCTACGGCACCAACGGCTTCTACCTCAACTTCTCGGACAACAGCGGCACCACCAGCACCACACTGGGCAAGGACAGCAGCGGCAACGGCAACAACTGGACGCCCAATAACTTCAGCGTGACTGCTGGCGCAGGCAACGACAGCCTGATCGACACCCCAACGCCCTACGCCGATGGCGGCAATGGCAGGGGGAACTACTGCACTTGGCTGCCGCAGCAAGGCTCTCAGACATGGACGTTTAGCAACGGCAATTTGGACGCGGTTAATGGAAACGCTGGCTCTAATGCCTACTCCTGCGTTGGGACAATCGCAGTTTCGTCCGGCAAGTGGTACTGGGAAGTCACGGTCAACGATGCCGGACCCACCACTCTTCGTGTTCCTGGAGTGGGCATTATGGGATCCGAAAGAAACGTTCTGACTACTGCTGCAACCGTGCGGCCCGATGTTTATCTCAGCGGCAACGGAACGATTGATAACAGCTCGGGAACTGCTTTGCAGAGCGGCTTCAGTAACATGGCCGCCAACGATGTTGTTGGTGTTGCTGTAGATGCCGACGCAAAAACCGTGCAGTTCTACCGCAACGGTTCTGCTGTTGGTACGGCACAAAGCTACTCACCTGCAACCGTCACCCCGTCGTTTTACTCGTACAACACCTACGACTGCAACGCCAACTTCGGCCAACGCCCCTTCGCCTACACCCCGCCGTCGGGCTTCGTGGCGCTGAACACGCAGAACCTGCCCGAGCCGTCGATTAAGAAGCCGAGCAGTTACTTCGACGTGAAGCTGTATACCGGCACCAACGCCACGCAAAGCATCACAGGTCTCAATTTCTCGCCCGATCTGGTGTGGTTGAAAAACCGCTCTGGCACCAACTACCACGGCTTGTTCGACACGGTTCGCGGTCGTGCTGCTGGCCTCAGCTCCAATGTGACTGACGCCGAATCAACGTCATCTGCCGGCAACGACCTTGCATCTTTCGATGCCAACGGCTTCACGGTCGGTCCTGTACAGAACTGGGGTTCGACAAACACCTCAAGTGCGAGCATTGTCGCCTGGTGCTGGGACGAAAGCGCCACGCCGGGGTTTGACATTGTGACCTATACGGGGGATGGCGTTAATGGTCGGCAAATTCCTCATAATCTTGGAGTCAAACCCAAGCTAATTATTGAAAAAGGTCGCGGATCGACATACAACTGGTCCGTTCAAGGCTGTGGAGAGTTGTGGACACCAGCCACAAGCAACTTGTTCTTGAACGGCACTGGCGGACTCAACGCAAGTGGTGCTTACGGCGCACCGACAAGCACGTTTTTTTATCCGTCTCTTACTAACTATGCAAACGAAAACGGTGTTGCTAACGTCGCCTACCTGTGGTCCGAAGTCGCGGGCTTCAGCAAGTTCGGCAGCTACACGGGCAACGGGTCCAGCGATGGTCCGTTCTGCTTCTGCGGCTTCCGCCCCCGATTTGTGATGTTCAAGCGGACAGACAGTACCGGCTCTTGGTTTATGGAAGATTCCGCCCGTGGCACTTACAACGTTATGGGACCAGAACTTTACGCAAACCTGTCAGACGCTGAAACTACCGTGAGCCGCTTGGACTTCCTTTCTAACGGCTTCAAGATGCGTGCAGCAAATGCTGGGGACAATGCCTCTGGCGGCACTTATGTGTTCGCTGCATTTAGCGAGTCACCATTTAAGTATTCCCTCGCCCGCTGACCTATGAAACGGGCACACCCTCACCGGAGCTAACCATGGCCTTCCTGCTCGACGGTCAGCCTCTTGCGGTTGACACCCCCTTCACCGACGCCAAAGGCACCAAGTACCCCGCCAACTGGCTGCGCCTCTCCACCGCCGAGGAAAAGGCTGCCATCGGCATCACCGAGTGCGATGACCCCAAATCTTGGGATGAGAGGTTCTACTGGGGCTACGACGCCGAAGGCCACCTGATCCCGAAAGACCACGCCCAACTCGTCGAACAGTGGACCGCCGCTACACGGCAAACCGCCAACAGCCTGCTGTCCCCCACCGACTGGATCATCATCCGCGAGGCCGATAACGGCAAAGCCGCTGACCCCGTGCTGAAGACTTGGCGCGAAGAAATCCGTCTGGCTGCTGGCAGCAAGGTCTACGAAATCGGTCAAACCGCCGACACTGACGCGCTGGCTGCCTACATCACTGGCGCCGATTACCCCGCTTGGCCTGTGGATCCCTATGCCCCCGTGCCTGCTGCTGAAGACGAGGTGGCTGAGTAATGGCTGTCCGCTCTAAGACTGGCACCGCTCGCATCGAGCATCAGCCTGGTCCACCGAAGACCACGCGCCAAGGGTATGGACAACAGTCCCGCCCACGGCGCCGCGGGCGCAAGCCACTAAGGGGGCAAGGCCGCTAATGGATCGCGACACTCTCGAGAATTGGCGCAAAATTCGCGACCACCTCGAGCGTGTCGGGAAGACGGATAACCACTACTACCGCCGTGCGCTGGTCATCCTGCAGGGGAGGCCGGACCCATTCGATCGCTACGATGGATGGGATGGAAGTCGCCACAGCGATGGCTGAAGAACCACAGAGCGTCGGTGGCGTCTTCTCCGCCTCGCTGCCCACCGTCTTGGCTACTGGCATGGTTGCCATCGGTGGCCTGCTGATCTCGATGCAGATCCAGTCAGCACGGATTGAGGCCACGGTGGTGCAGATGGCCAAATCGATCGAAGAACTAAAGATCGATGCACGCACCGAACTGGCGGACCTAGATAAGCGTGTTCGCGTTCTGGAAATGAAGCAGTAGCTTTAGGACTCAGGCACTGCTGTTATGTCCCCTGAAATCATCGCGATCATCGCGATCATCGTGGCCGCTGGCTCCGAGATCATCGCCGTCTCCCCGCTGAAGTCCAATAGCTGGATCCAGCTCCTTCTCCAAGCGCTGCGCATCATGTTCCCTAAGCGCCGCTGATCATGGCCAACACGGCACCGATCACTCTGCAAGCTCTGTTTCGGTACTACAAGGGACTCCCCCATCAGGCCGCGGCGATCAGCCTGCTTGAGCAGGACATTGCCGCCAATGGTTACAAGCAGGCGATGCGGCGTGATCGGCCGTGGTTCGAGGCTTGGTCGCAGGACGGTAAGCAGATTGACCTATCGGCTGCAATCAACCTGATCAAGCAATTCGAGGGCGTGCATCTTTCTGCTTACCCCGATCCGCTCAGTGGTGGCGATCCGTGGACGATCGGCTATGGCACCACCCGCTATAGCGGTGGCGTGCCGGTGAAGCGCGGCGACAAAATCAACGTGATCGAGGCCGACATGATGCTCCGCCTGGAGGTGGATCGCATCGCCGACAAGCTGGCCAGTACCATCCCGCACTGGAAGGTGATGGATGACAACCAGCGATCAGCGCTGGTGAGCTTCGCCTACAACCTCGGCGCTGACTTCTACGGCACACCCGGATTCGAGACGATCAGCAAGGTGCTGCGCGATCAGGCATGGGACAAGGTGCCCGTCGCCATGGAGCTGTACCGCAACCCTGGCACCAACGTCGAGGCTGGCCTGCTGCGGCGCCGTAGAGCAGAGGGGGAGTTGTGGGGCGACCATCGGCCGAAGATGCAGCAGGAGCCGGCCAGGCTGACGCCCGACTCATCGTTCAGCGCGCGGATCACACCACACATCCGGCTGGGTGAGTTTGCGCTCGATCAGGAGGCGCGGCGCTTCGTCCATCAGTATCAGGTGAACACTGCAGCGGAGCTGGCGGCGTTCCTCGAGCGGGTGCGGCAACGCTTTGGCGGCAAGAGCATCATCATCACCAGCGGCTTCAGGCCGGCTCCGATCAACGCGTCGGTGGGTGGTGCTGTTGATAGCGAGCATCTCTACTCAGCGCCTGGCGTTGGTGCAGTCGACTTTGTGATCGATGGTGCCGACATGAAAGCTGTCGAGAAGTGGTGCGATGAGAATTGGCCATTCAGCCTCGGCTACGCTGCACCGGCCTTCATCCATCTCGGCCGCCGCGCTGATGGCAAACGCCGGCGCTGGGACTACACCTGATGCTTCTACCTGATCATGAGATCTGCCGCCTGTGCAAGCAGGAGGCGATGGTGACGCCCTACAACGACGATCACCTGAACCCAGCCAGCTTGGATGTGACGCTGGGCGATCGGATCATGATCGAGGTGGCAGGCCATCCTGAGCTGCAGATCCTTGGCATCACAGGCCACACGCAGCAGGATCCGTTCTGGATTCAGCCGGGAGAGTGGTTCCTAGCGGAGACCAGGGAGATCTTCAACCTGCCAGATCACGTCGGTGCGCAGTTCGTTCTCAAATCAAGTCGCGCACGCGAAGGCTGGGATCATGCTGAGGCCGGATGGTGCGATCCAGGTTGGTATGGCAGCAGGCTGACCATGGAGCTGAAGAATGGCCGCCGGATGCATCCGCTGCCGATCTGGCCTGGCCTGCGCATCGGCCAAATGAAGTTCCTGCTGGTGAGCGGTCGACCGGATCGGAGCTATGCGCAGACCGGAAGATATAACGCAGATCTGGGCGTCACCAGCAGCAAGGGCTAGCGTTCGACGGGAGATCCTCTGAGCCTCAGCGGGACGGCTGAGGCTTTTTCATTGGATGCTGCAGCGGCGCCATCCGCAGCCGATGGATGTTGCCGGGCGCTTCGGCCGGATCATCCAGCGGGATCATCGTGTAGTCGTCGCAGCCGTGCTGCTCCGCGAAGGTGGTGGCAGCGATGTGAGTGGTGAACGGTCCGATGTGCCACGGACCGATGCGGAGGATGTAAGTCATGGGAGGAAGGCTAACTGCTGTGCAACAGGTGGTAACTCACGCGCACCCCATTGATCGCCCATTGCATCGGCGATCCCTTGATAGGTGCGTGAGCGCTCCTTCCATCGATCCGGCGATGGAGGGAGATTCAGAATCCTCTGCTCACGCCCATCGGCGTAGCTGGTCGGTCTGAGCTTTGGGAGGTTATGCAGCCACAGGCAGGTGGTCTTCACTTCGCCGTGTCCGTACTCCCATGGCTGGATGATCTGATCCGGCTTGCGGATCGAGGTGCTGATCATGCTCACCGGATTCTCGAGACACCATCGGGGGATTGGTGCTGCCATCAGAAGGCGCACGAAGTCCATTGCCTGATCGGTCAAAGCAGGATCACGCTTACCCGAGTAAGTCGCCCACATGCCGCTAATGGCGAGATAGGTGCAGGGAGGGTGGGCAACCATCAAATCCCAGCCTTGGTCGAGAATCTCCTCGACTGGCTGTTGCAGGTGCCAACGGGGATCGGCCTCGCACTCGAGCAAATCGCAGCTCCATGCGTCATGGCCATGGCGACGGAAGGCATCACGCACTCGGCCGCTGTATTCGCAGGCGACAAGGACTCGCATCAGTAGAGACGCTTGATCTCGATGTCGCGGTTGGTGATGGGGTTGAACTTCATGAGGACGACGATGGCATCAGGGCGCTCAGCATGACCACGCTCGGCTGCAGCGATGGCGGCCTTGCGGGTCATCATGCCGGTCTGAGCGATTCCGTTGACTTCGAGGAAGAACATGGTCGGGTGGCTGTCGATAGAGAAAGAATACCCCGCCGGCAGGGCACAGTGCCCCGGATGCAGGGCACGTTCACAAACCGTCACACTGTCCGATCGGGTCGCGCTCGCTACCGTTAAACCAACCGGGGCTACTGCCCATGCGGGCGTTCATCGTGGAGATCACCGCCAAGGTGCTGGTGCGCTCCGAAACCGATCCCGACGAGCTGCCGGCCGATATTTACTCCCAGATCGCAGAGTTCATCCACAACGACGAAGATCTCCTCGACCTGGAGATCAATGCCGTTCCCCTGCCGGGCGATCTCAGTGGATCAGCACCACATTGATGGAACCCGCCTGGTCACACGTCGATCAGCGCGTGATCAGATCCACCTCCGCTGGGGGTATAGGTGCGCCTACTGCAACGACCCCCTCGGCCGTAGCCCCACCCTCGATCACGTTATCCCTAAGGTCCACGGCGGCCTGACGGTCCGCGAGAACCTGGTCAGCTGCTGCCTGATGTGCAACAGCCAGAAAGGCCACAAGCCGTGGGTGGACTGGTACCGCCAGCAGCCGTTCTGGTCGGCGCTCGGTGAGTGGGCGATCGTTCAGTGGATCACCGCTGGCTCAGCGGATCACGGTGAGCCAGATGGTGGCGAGCAACATGCCGCCTAGCCACGTCAGGCCGAAGATCACCACCGGCGGGTACTTCATGGCCGCAGCATCTGATTGAGGTAGATCTCGGCCTGAAACAGGTCTGAGCTGTACCGGCACACGCCACCAACGCAGCTCCGGTAGTAGACCTCACCCTTCTCCGCTGGCAGCAGCACCTCGATGTAGCCGCCATCGCGGTCGGTGCGGCTGATCACTTCAGGTCCGAACATCACCGCCCCTCCTGCTGGTGGATCCAGGTTTTGAGCCCACTCACATACTCGCGCAGCTGCTGCGCCTGCTGGAGGTGCCATCCATCGCCCGATGCAAACCACAGGCGGTTATGCCGGTCGATTGCCTGCAACGATTGATGGATGAGCACATTCCAAGGCTCACGGATTGGCGTGTTGAACTCACGCTTGGACACGGCGACCTGGCGGCCTCTATCAGTCTGCCGCCGGCAATGCTCGCAGGAAGAAGTCACAGCTTGCCGCGTAGCGCCCGCCACTTCGCTTGCTCTCAGGCAGCAGCAGATCGCAGCGCTGCGTGCTCATCTCCCACTGGATGCAGTCCCAGCACATCACGCTGGCGGTTTTCGGCCTGATGCTGGCCACCGCCGCCTGGAAGACAGCCTCAGCACGCAGCAGCGCATCCGGCAGGTGAACGGTGCCGGTATCCACCTCGACCTGGTGCTCAGCCTTCGGACCGAGCATCACGCGCGCGTGCCAGCTCCGATCAGTGCGGTCGCACACCAGCAATAGTCGGCCGGCGTGCAACCTGATCATTCATCCTCTCCGTAGCTCGGCTGGTGATACAGCCGCTCGAGCTGCATCGATAACGGCTCATCAGTCTGCGTAATGTCAATGGGATCGGTCTGATCCCGCACCACGAAGACCATCCGAGAGCCATGGCGCTTGACCACCAACAGGCCAATGCGCTGGTTGCGGCATAGGATCCGCAGCGCTTGCCGCTCAAGCCAGTTCAGGCGGAGATGTTCGAGCATGACTCCATCTTGGCAATGAGTCGATTCAGATACCACTCCGCTTTGCGGGCATCCTCGAGCGCGTTGCCCTTGAGCCACATGCGGATCATGTACTTGAGTGCCTGCCCCTGCAGGTATGCCAGGACCATGTGCGGCGCATCACAGATCACCGATTCGATGAAGTCGATGGCCTCGATGGTGCCGGCTTGGTAGTGGGCGGGATGATTCACTGCGTCGCCTGCTGGTCTGCGTTCTTCCATTTGCGGTAGAAAACGATGTCGATGATGTGGGTCTCGCTGACGCCGTAGGTCTGCGCCAACTGCTTGATCTTCCAGCCTTCAGCGCGACGACGGCGGATCTCGATGGCGTTCTGCGGCAGCAATACAGCAGTGGCAGGCACATGGCCAGCGGTGAAGCTGCCTCGGTTCGCGGCTCTCACCGCCATTTGTCCCCCAAGAGCTGCTGGCGGCATACCTCGATGGCCTGTTGCGCCTGTTTCTCGGTCATCACCGACTCGGTGGCATCCATCGCCTTCACCACACGGGCGAACAGCTCGGGGTAGTCGGTATCGCGGAAGTTAACTGCAAGATCGTGGGCGAACTCCTGCCACAGGCCGGTGTAGGTGCTGCGCAGCGGATGGCCGTATGGCAGTTGGTCGCGGCCGCTGCGTTGGTAAAGCGCCTCCATCATGTCGGCGCGGCGCTGGTCGAGTTGTTGCGGCTTCATTCGTTGAGGTACTGACGGAGGTTCAACAATTCAGCGCAGAGCTGCTCCCGGTTCTTAATGCCGGTGGTGCCCCGTAGCTGATCGATGCGAATGTCGATCAGCAGGCGGAGGCGATCACGCTCTGATGCTTGGCCAGCCTTGAAGGTGTTGCTGCCCTCGAGCAGGCTATAGAGGCGGGCGCGAGATGCGTCGTTCATCGGCTCTGCAGGGCGATCTGAATAGCAGCTTGGAAATAGCCGGCCATCTTCATACGGCGATACTCGCCACTGGCCTCCTCCGATTGCTTGTCTTCGATCAGGTCGTAGTTGTGTCTGGCTTCCTGCAATGCGGCCAGTGTCTCGATGTTCAGCAGATCCAGTTCGGATCGGCTGAGATCATTCACCTTGTCGAGGTAGATAACTTTCGCAAGGATGAACGAACGATGGAAAGGAACGATGGATTGGTCTGGGGTCATGATGCAAGTTCGATTTCAGCGGATGGCCAGCGATTCTGCGCGTACAGGATCGCGTGTTTTTGTGATTCAGCGCGCGTGATCCATGTCAGTGGTTGCGCGCCACGGGGATAGACAATCAGGCGATACTCGCGTGTGCGAGCACCATGGCGTGGCCTGCTAATGCCTTCGCCGTAGACACCCTGATCCTCAGGATCGGTGCGCCATTGGAAGGCGATCGGAGAGTTAGACATGGATGTTCGGATCAGTGACAGATTCGGGGTTGAGCCATTCGATCTGATTCCACCAAGGGAGCCATGTGTCGGCGGCGATCAGCTTGGCCTCGGTCAGACTGTGCGCTTGCACGCACTCGACGACGTTGGCGGCCTTGATCGTGAAGTAGAAGCGGCGGGGGGTCACTTGCGCACCTCGATGTAGGACTGCGTACCGGAGTGCGTAGCGCCTGCTTGGTTGCCGGTTTCAATGCCGATCATGGCGAACACGGCCGCGACGACAAGGAGACAGATGGCGTTGTTGATGCGGTTGATCATTGGATTGAAGTGATAGGTGGATGGATCAGAGCTGCGCAGTAGCCCACTGACGGAAGGTTTCGCGGTCAGCACGCCACAGACCTTGACGCTTGTAGCGGTCGTCTTGGACAAAGTAGCGACGACCCTCACCATGGTTGTTGCTGGCATACACCCACCAGCCGGCGGCGGTGAGTTGGCGGCGGAGTTCAGTGATGTTCATGATTCAGAAGGTGGCGGAGGTGTTTCCCTCCGATGCGCTAATCATGCCCCACCTACAGGGCACATGCCACACGCGTGTGACAGTTCTTCACACGGCCTCGGTGCCGACCGCGATCTCCACCGGCACCCGCAGCACCGGCTTGCTCTGTCCCTTCGCATCGATCCGCCCCCAACCGACCACCGCCGGGCTAACGGGCAGCTCCACCGTGAACCACACGAACCCACAATCGGCACACTGCCGCTTCCGCACGGTCACGCCCGGCTCCTTGTTGTTCGTGGCTACTGCTCTGACCATCGAGCTGGAGCAGCGCTGGCATTGCATCGGTATCATGCAGGTGTGCCCCACTGGTCTAGCACAATGCGCTTCGGTGAGTGGATGCTGGTGGAGCTTTCGCCAGAACAGCAGTTCGAGATCGAAAAACAAGCCCGCACCCTTCTCTCAAGTCCGGATGCGGGCGTTATGGCGGCAGCACTCCTAAAGCAGGCTTGCTACCAGCAGCAACTCCTGCAGCAGGCGGTCAATGAGATCGCCCGCCTCGAGCTGGAGTTGATGTAGCTCAGAACATGTCGTCGCTCACGTCGATGACCACGCCATCAGTGGCCGCGGCGAGCTTCTGTGCAGCATCACCGGGATCCACCCAGTCCCGGGGCGGTTGCGCCACGGCGCTCACATAAGCCAGTCCCTTCTGGCTGGTCTTCTTCCAGCCGCTGATCGGCACCTGGACGCTGCCGTACTGGTCGGGCGTCTGGCTCATGACAAAGCGGCAGAGCGCATCCAGCTCCTCCACTTTGATGTTCATCATCCCGCTGAAGTCCACCTTGCTTTCAGGCTTGGTCGACTTGAAGATGCTCAGGTTCAGCTTGAAACTCATGGTTGCTCGTTGGTAGTGGTGTTGGCCTGTTCGTATTGCTCCACCCCGGCCAATGGGTAGAGCACGAAGCCTGGCGTGCGGAAATACGCCGGACCCTTGTTGGCCTTGCGCCAGCGCATCAACGTGTCGGGGTGCAACCCCCATCGCTGCGCAAGCTGGGTGGCAGTCAGGTATTCAGAAGAGTTCATCGCTCTCAGGCTCCGGTGTAGGTGCCGGCTCAGGGATGGCGGCGTTCAGATCAGCGACCTGATCGCTCACGGTCACCGGCTCGATGTCAACCACCTCCTCCTGGCTCTGCATCCCCAGCAGCAGATCGCTGGCATAAAGACGACCCCAGAACGCTGCGGCGCGATAGCGGATCATCAGCTCCGGCATCGTTTGCCACTTGCTGCCCGCTTTGGTTGCCCATTGCTCCTTCTTCGCCATCGCCATCGTGATGGTCGGTCCCTTCAGCTCCTGCCCGCTGGCGAGATCCTTGGCGACCGCGTAGCAGGCCAAGCTGTCGCCGCTGCCGCTCAGTTCGAACCGCAGCGGACTGAATCGGCCGCAGCCGTTCACCATCGCAATGATGAAGCTGCTGCTCCACGATGGCCGACCGTGGATCACATGTAGGTGCTGCATCGCCAGAAAGGGCGAGATGCCCATCCGATTGGCGATCTCAAGCGCGACCAGGCAGTTGGCGAACCCCTGTTGGCCTTGAAACTGCGGTGGGATCAGCGTGCTGCTGGCCAAAGCCTTTGCAATCCGCTGGGCGTCCTCGAACTGCTGAATCCCCGAAAAAACGGAGCCAGTCGGCTGGGTGGTGGTGAGTGCTGTGGATTCCATCAATACATCTCGATCTCGGTGGTCTGTGTGTTGGCCTCGCCAGTCATCCATGCCGGCAGGCTGATCGGTTCGATCCGATCGCTGTATGCAGGCCAGCGGCCATTGGATTTGCACTCCGCCAGTGTCTGCAGATCGCGCATGGCGGTCTGATAGCCGCGCTCGATCATCTGCTCATCAGCGGCATAGACACCAACCGCAAACGGCGGCTTCTTCTCTACTGCGATGAAAATGAATCCGCTTGGCCGCTTGCCGTAGGCAGCCTCGATGCCCGCCATATACCAGCCGGCTTGGACGTGATACCGCCACTTCGCGATGCTGCGGCGGAACTCCCGCGGACTGGCGTCCTCCGTGGTCTTGAGATCCACCACGATGCCGCCATCCTCGGTGATCCAGTCCGGCCGGCACTTGCATTGCAGGCCAGTGGTCGGCTCTGTCCACATGTGCGTGGTCTCAGCCTCGCCTGCCATGCCGAGCAGCAATGCAGCAGCCGGATGGCCGAGCACTGCTCTGCCCATGTGCATGACCAGATCGGCATCCTCTCGGCTCAGCACGGTGCGGCCGTTGGCCTCAGCCTCGAACGCTGCCCATGCTTCCTTGCCGGCCTTGGTGCGGCGATCAAGGCCATCGGGTGCCACGGTGTATTCGGCATCCCATTTGTGCAGCTCGAGCACATGGGTGTGGACTGCGCTGCCGATGCGCATCGCTGGCGTCGGCTCAGGGATGACGCGCTTCGGGTCGATGTAGCGCGCCCAGTAGTGCAAGGGTGATCGCGCAATGAGATCCAGATGCGACTTTGAGATCGCAGGGTGCGCGTGATAGTCGGCGTTCTCCATAGGGTGTGGCGACTTGCGCGATCCTATAGCCTGATGCCGTCAAGTGCAACCCCATGCAGCTCCGCAGC